CACCCACGACCCCGCGTTGACTGGATTCTGACGACTCGGAAAGATTGTAAAAGTTTCGGCTTTAAACACTTTCCGTTTTAAGGATGGTACTATAGATTTTATTACACAACGTAGTGAAAGTCAAGTCTAACCTCTGCGTAAAAATAGACTTATTCTAATAGTGATCTTTGTTAAACACTTAATCACGGTATTTGAACGAGTACCAATGAGGACCTATTAGTTTTATCTATGCCTATCTACTCTCAGTGTATCTGTTTGGAGCACTTTGAGAGTTCTTAGACCGTAAGTTTACTGACGGCAACTGCTAGTAATGTAGTATTTTCTGTACCCGGTAGCAGAACGTTTCTGTTATTCGTCGACGCTGGACGGATATAGTGATATTGAGTTGAGATTTGAGTTTATTAAGCTCTCTTACCGCTGGTAAGATCTTAGTAATACACGAAAGTGTAGACACCGGATCGACGCAAGTTTACGATGGACCCGATAATGGTAACCAATCCTAGGGAGAAGTTTATGAGCCTTGATGCCTTCACTCATTTTGATGATACTCCGGTTAGCATAAAACCGCTCACTGAAGAACACAAGCGATTTTCTTTAAACATGTCTTCGTTCGCCAATTTTTCAACCACCAATTTTGAAGAACACCATGACGACCCCATGCAATGCTTTATTGATGACGATTTTGAAGAATCCAATTGCAATCTAACACTCAACAGCCTGTCGTTAGATTGTCTTTTGGATCCTACTTTGCAAGATGATACTCAGATTGTTAAAGGAGGACCTTCTGGACCTAATGCTCAGAATGTAACAACTGGTTCTGTTCATACTGCTTTAGTTAGTGAGAGAGATAATTCTGTTAACTCTTTCCCTACTACTTCAAATGACCGTTCACACATGAAAGATGTGCCTGTTGAACAATCTGAATATTTTGACCAATGGATCCGTGCTAGTGCCTTTTCATTAAAAGCTAGTGATGATACCCAGTTCATTGAATTGCAAATCCCTCTTGATTTGTTAAATGGACCTGGTATTACTGGTACTACACCCTACAACCCTGCTTTGAATTTGTTTAACTCTTCTGCCTTTGTCTCTTGGGATAAGCTTCACGCTTATGTGTCTGTTTCTGCCCCGCCGAATGTTTCTGGATTAGGAATTCTTACTGCTGTACCTAAACAATTGTACCCTGCTAAGTTACGTTTTGGAGATGGAAGTGATTTCTTTAAGTCACAGCTTGAAATTGATAAAGTGAGAGCTTTCAACATGCCACATGTTAAAGTTTCTTATACTGAATCAAACAGTGCTGTACTTACAGTTCCTTGGAGTTACCACACTGCTTCTATTAGTACTACTAGTAATATGATAGTTCCACAAACTGCTTTAAGACTTGCTTATTTTAATTTTATTGCCCCTGATGCTGGAGTTGGTTCTGAGAGTGAAATTGATCTGACTATTTTTGTAAGATTTGAAGGATTACGAGGAGAAGGAAAGAGGCCACTGAACGTACCAATGTCTTGGGACCCTGCGTACGCTTATGGTTCTTTCCAAGACGATGATAGACCTTTTGTACAATATTCTATGAAATACACTGATTTATGTAATAAGGAAGGATTTAGAGTAAGTTACATCTATACAAGTTCAGGACCCCCACATTCAAGGACCTGGAGTGCTAAAGCTGTAGTTAATGATGGTAGAAAGAATGCTAGTTATCAAACTAAATTTTGCTTTTCAAAACAAGATGCTAAACAAGAAGCTATTAAGTACATTGTAAATGATTTCAACCCGTTTATGGATAAAGGAGAATTTCAAGATCTGACAAGTGTGCTAGATACTGTTTCCAACATTGCTGGAACAGTGTCTGATTTGGCCAACCCTGCTAAATTGACTTCTACTGTTGGTTCTATTGTTTCTGGAGGATTATCTAAAATCCTGGGAGGGATAACACTTGATGCGCCTTGGGCCCCACCTGCGGCTGAGTCAAGAGTTATTCCCCTTAGTGTTGATAACTTTCCTGGAGGAGTAGGACCACGTAAAGTAGTTGTGATGGACATTGATGATTCAAACCATGAATCACCTTTTGAAGGTGTTTCATATTCTGACCCTGATTTGACTGATGCTTTTCATAGACCTGGATTTCTGTTTGCTGCTAAAATACCTGTTAATACACAACCTGGAGTTTTGTTTCATATTCCTGTTACTATCATTGATGGTTGTATGAGTTTTGATGGAGTTAGTGATTTAGATTCTGGAGTTTTCAAACCAACACCTGGAGGAATGCTTGCTTCTGCATATCAATATATGCAAGGTACTAAGTTGTATGAGTTTTTAGTTGTTAAGTCTGTAATGCAAACTGTAACTTTAAATTTTGCTTTTAATCCCACTTTTCCTGCACCTGACATGCACATTGCACTTTCAGCTAGAGGAGAAACAGTAACTTTCCAAGAAGATGTAGCTAAGATCATTGAAGCTCCTGTCATTTCACCATGGCGCTATTTCCCGTATAATACACCAAGGATGATTTTGAAAGGAGAAACTGGAGAACCTATGATATCATATGGTTATCTCACTGTCTCACTAGTTAATAAGATTACAAGTAATGCTTTGTGTGCTGATCATATAAATTTGGTAGTTTCAAGTAAATTCTCAGATGATTCTAAATTCTATTGTCCTAGAGTTTCAAATCTTACTACTGCGTTTTCTGGACCTGTATGTAGCAATTCTTTGCTAACTAGTTCTAGTCTGACTGAAGTAGAAGAAGGAAAAATGCAAGATGATGATGAGCCTATGCCTTTGGAAGAAGATGAGAAACCATTAGATTTAAGTGTTAAGAAAGATGATGGACCTGTACTAGTAGAAATTAAGAAACCTGATTTTGTATCTTTTGATGATGTTTTAGAATATGAAGAGATGGAAGTAGAGTATGAAAATGAGCTAGAAAGTGAAATTCATGAGGAAAGTGTCATAGAGTATGATGAAGAACAAGACTATGATGAATGTGGTATCTATGAGGATGAACCTATGGAATTAGGAGAAGACGGAGAGTTTCAAGATGATGTTAATACTGTTGAAGAAAATGGTAATACTGCTGCACCCCCTGTTGTTGTAACTGATAGAGTTGGTAGGGCTTTGGATGGATTTGGTGTTGCACCAACCCCTAAGGATTGTGCCCGTAGGTTTGATGACTTATTTACTTTTAAAGGTAAAATTGCATCAGATGTTGACGGTACAGTTAGGTTGTTTGCGATCCCAATTACTCCAATTCCTACCAAGACCATTTCACCTGGCTCTAGTAGTTTCCAAATTAATTCACCTAATGCTTTTCAAATTCTGTCTTTAACTCATGCTTATTTTGCTGGATCTGTAGATATCAATGTTAGTGTAGTTGGTTGTGCAAATGGCACTGCTACTGTTAAGTTTGTTAATGGATTACCTATGTTTGCTTATAACAACACCACTTCACCTATTCTTACTGCTTCTGAGTCTTTGGATTGGAAAGTGATTGACATAGTTAGTCCAACTTCTGTCCCTGCTCTTGTAGACCAAGTTATTAGAGATTACACTGGAATGCGTGCCAAGGAAAAGAGGTCATTAGAAATGAATAATCAACTTACTTTAGGATTACCCACCCATACTGAATTTTCTGCTGTTAATTGTGTACCCAATGAGTTAACTACTTCTTTTTCTGCGGATAGTCAGAACAACATGTTTTGGCAAACTAACGTTAGACCAACAGTCATGGGAACTCTCATCATTGCCGTTGAGATACCCTCTGAACAGACTGGACTTGGTTCTATCGTTGTTGACATGCGTGCTGCTGATTCTGCACATTGGTCCTGGCCAACAGGAACACCTTTGTGTGGTACTTCCGTAGGAAAGAGTCAAAATGTTATCTATTCCATGAATATTTTAGAAACACCATATTATGTTAAGGATGGTACTAAAG